AAGAAGTTAAGGACGCCCTCCTTGAAGGAATCAAAAAGGGTGACATCTGGCTCAACAAAACAAAGGTAGACAAGAATGGGAATCGAATCAGGGGTAACGTATGCTTGGAGGTTTACCTGCCCTCACGCGGAACCTGTCTATTGCAACATGTTAACCTCGGCGGATGTGAACTCAATGACATTCAGGGTGCATTTGTCAACGGAATGTCCGAGTTGTGCTCACTCCACGGCAAAACAAACGTTGGAGAAAGCGGAGAGTACCTCCCTTCAGAGACTGATCGCCAAGTCGGTCTCGGACTCCTTGGGTTGGCAAACATGCTTAAGCAGCATGGAGTAACTTACAAGCAATTTGGTGAGGCCCTCAAGGATATCAATGATGGACAGATGGCACAGACACCTGCCCATATCCTTGCAGCTGAGATCAACGCTGGTGTTACTGCAGCAGCACATACCGCTCGTATCAACAAGATGGATCGAGCGTTTGCTATTGCACCTACAGCGTCCTGTAGCTACCGTTATAAAGACTTGGGTGGGTACACTACCTGCCCTGAGATTGCACCTCCTATTGCCCGTCAGGTAGACCGTGATAGCGGCACCTTTGGCGTCCAGAGCTTCGACTATGGTGATGTAGAGATCGCCTCTGAAGTTGGCTGGGAGAACTACAAGCGAGTTGCGGATGAAGTTGTCCGTATGCTCGATAAGACTGGCCTCCTACATGGTTACTCATTTAATAGCTGGTCTGATGTGATCACCTATGATGAGGCATTTATTGAGGAGTGGCTGGATAGCCCCCAAACATCTCTTTACTACTCACTCCAAGTGATGGGTTCGGTTCAGGACAAGACAAGTGCTTATGCCGCCTTGGATGAAGCTGAAGTCGATGATTACCTGGAGTCCATTCTTAATGACCAAGCTCCTGATTGTAATTGCGGCGAATGAACCCTTATCAAAAACTACAAAATCGTAAGCGTACCTGGACTCCTGTTCAAACCACTGCTGGAACCGTTCGTGATGGCTCACAAGAAACTATCTACCGTGCACTCGCTATGCGACACATGGAACTACCTGTGGGTGAGTTCATCAGAGATGCCATTACCACTGACGTTCCAGTTCTGGCGAGGGACCTACTCCAATCAAATATCAAAGACGAAGAAAACCACGATCTGGCTCTCAGTTACATTGCCAACGCGATTGGCACTGATGCTGAAGCTGAAGCAGAAGTCCTCCGACTTAGAACTGCTTGGGAGGCGCATCCTGATCACACAATCCTCAAAGCACTGGTGGCCGAGCGTGCAATTTTCTTCGTTCTACTCCCGTTCTTTAGATTTAATGGTGACGCTGGTCTTCGTACAGTAAGTGCTGACATCAGCCGAGATGAGCAAGTCCACGTAGCGGCTAATAGCCTTGTGTGTAAGGAGATGGGGTTGGAGATCAGCCCCTCCCTTGACAAGCTTCGTAAGGCAACCATTAACTGGGTTATGTCGCCTCTCAAGGCGTCTACCAATAAATATTTGGACAAAAAATTTTGGCTGGATCAGAGTGATGCTTTGATGTATCAGGGTAAAGCTCCTGAATTGAACGAGACAAAGCGTGGCCGCATGATCAGCTTCTTTGAACACGCTAATGTCAATCTGCCTCAATACGGTTAAACAGTGTAAGTCCTGCGACCAAAAGAAGCCGTTGGATCAGTTTTATTCTGAGCCAAGAGTATCAGATGGTCGCACAGCACGATGCAAAGAGTGTATTAAAACTGCAGCGTCTGCCCACTACAATGTAAATAAAGAGAACATTCTTAAGAGAAACAAAGCGGAGTATTCTTCCGAACAGGAACGAGCTAAAAAATTACGACGCACATACGGCATCTCTCTTGAGGTGTATAAGCACATGCTGAAAGAACAGGATCATAAGTGCAAGATTTGTGGTTCCACTGATCCAAGGCATAACTCAGGTAACTTTGTTGTTGATCACTGCCATACTAAAGGTCATGTTCGTGGTCTGCTGTGCGGTGAGTGCAACCTGATGCTGGGCAAGGCACACGACAACATCACTACCCTACAGAATGCAATCTCCTATCTCGCTAAACATGCTTGAGACCCATGGTCTCCAGCTCACTTCTCTTGTAGCACAACTAGAAGAGAACTTCCCACCACTTAATCCCCACCCGGATGACTCACACTCATTAATTATGTACCGCTCTGGCCAACGTTCAGTGGTCGAGTGGATTCAACACCAACTCAACGAAGAGAACAATGGCTAAAAAGGCTAACAATCAAACAGCGACAAACAAACAGAGGATTGCAACTAACGCCGCTGCAGGTCAAACTCAATACGAGGCTAATCGTACAGCTAACGCTGCCGCTATTGCCGCTGGTGGTGTAGGAGGAACAAAAGGTTCTAGTATGCCATCTAATTATAAGTATACTGGACCCACAAACAATAGACAGGGTTTAGGTCAAGTCCTTAGGATTGCAGGCGGTGGTCAAGGTATTGGTCGCAAGGAACTTAAGAGTATCTTTGAAGCAGGTGGTAAAAATGTGTCAGGTGGACAAGTAGTCCAACGGCTTGATAAAATCAACGCTAGATTGGCAGAGAATGACCTGACAGGCATTAACCTTAAGTCTAGTGCCGCTAACATGCTGACCAAAGAGGCAGGCCTAGCTGGTGGTGGTATGTACGGCCTTACCCAGAAACCTATGTTTGGAACTGGCCGACTTGGTAAGATGCTAGAAGGTATGCGTGGTACTCGTGCCACTGGCGAAGAAACCGGTGGCACTGAACGTACCATACTAGCACGTGGCATGGACCTCATGCCCAGTGGTCGTCAAACAGTGCGAGGTATTGGTAAACAGTATGAAGTACCTAGTCGTTTGATGCAGCCAAGCGTTGCTGCTACCACTGGAGGACCTGCTGCTGGTGGTACACCTACAACTGGAGGTACTACTATATCCACCACTGCTGAAGAGATAGTACCAGCTGTTGTTGAACCTACTGCTACTGCTGCTACATCTATGGATCCATTCCAAACAGCTCTTGCTAACTGGGCTCAAGGCTTCAGGGGTAAGAAGAGCAGCCGTAAGCAAGCGAATCGTAGCGCACAGGGTTATAATTCAATGACGGTAAAACCACCAAAAACTAACACACTTGGAATGTGATTGAATGTCAGCTAAAACAAGATACGATCATCTAAGTAAGTATCGTTCCACATTTCTCGACACGGCTGTACAGTGCTCTCAGTTGACACTACCTACTCTTATTCAACAAGATGATGATGTGGGTAGATCAACAAACCTTAGGTTGATTACACCATGGCAAAGTGTTGGTGCAAAGGGAGTAGTAACACTAGCATCTAAGTTGATGCTGGCTCTGCTACCTCCTCAAACCAGCTTCTTTAAGCTACAGATCGATGATTCAAAGATCGGTGTAGATCTTCCAGCAGAAGCACGATCAGACCTTGATATCTCATTCGCTAAGATGGAAAGGTCTGTCATGGAAATCATTGCAGCATCTAGTGATCGCGTTACCGTACACCAAGCTCTTAAGCACTTGGTTGTTGGTGGTAATGCTCTCATCTACATGGGTCCTAAAGGACTTAAGCTGTACCCATTGAACAGGTATGTCGTAGATAGAGATGGTAACGGTGACATCTTAGAGATCGTCACACGTGAACGCATTAGTCGTAAACTTCTAGCACCTATCCTCACTGCTGCTCTCCCTGTTAATTCACCTGGTGAAGATGGGGCTGACAATGAGGAAGATGTAGATGTTTACACACATGTCAAACGAGACAACAATCGTCTTGTATGGCACCAGGAAGTCTTTGATAAGATCATTCCTGGCTCTCAGGGTAAAGCACCATTGGATGCTAACCCTTGGTTAGTCCTTAGGTTTAACGTTGTAGACGGTGAAGCCTTTGGACGTGGTAGAGTGGAGGAGTTCCTTGGTGATCTCCGTTCACTTGAAGCTCTTATGCAAGCTCTCGTAGAGGGCTCTGCAGTGGCCGCTAAGGTGGTCTTTACCGTATCCCCGTCTAGTACTACTAAGCCGCAGACACTCTCTGCTGCGGGGAACGGAGCCATCATTCAGGGGCGCCCCGATGATATCTCTGTTGTACAAGTTGGCAAGACAGCCGACTTCAAGACTGCTATGGAGATGGCTAGTGTCCTAGAGCGTCGCCTTAGTGAAGCGTTCCTCATCCTTAATGTGAGGAATAGTGAGCGCACTACAGCTGAGGAGGTACGTATGACTCAGATGGAACTGGAGCAACAACTAGGTGGCCTATTCTCGCTGCTGACTGTTGAGTTCCTAGTGCCTTACCTGAACCGTAAACTAGCTGTACTTCAGAAGACACAAGAGATCCCACGTATTCCTAAGGATCTTGTTCGTCCTACGATTGTTGCTGGTATCAATGCTCTTGGTAGAGGACAGGATCGAGAGTCACTGACTCAGTTCTTCACTGTCATTGCACAGACACTTGGACCTGAAGCATTGGGTACATACCTCAATGTAGATGAGGCTGTGAAGCGTCTTGCTGCTGCTCAAGGTATAGATGTACTGAACCTGGTTAAGTCCATGAGTCAGGT